GCGGGCTGTCATGGCCCGCCCCTTCATTGGAGCGTCACACGATGATCGGCACCACCACAGCACTGATCGCATATGCCGGGGCGCGCGGCACGGTAATCGCTGACGACGCCGCGACTTTGCAGGCGCTTGTTCGCGCATCCGATTACATACAATTCACATATCTGGACGGATCGACCTGCACCGTTGATAGCGACAATGTTGAGGAAGCTACATACGAGGCGGCCATTGCCGAGGTGGCAACGCCGGGCATCTGGACCAAGACATTCACGCCAGCCGAACAGAAGGTTCTTGTCGGCGTGGGCGATATTAAATGGCAAGTGACGGGTGACGCCAGCAAGGGCGGCGCGTCCGTTCCAAGGTCCACCAAAATTGAAACCATGTTGCGCCAGTGCATCGGCGGCGGGCTTTACGGTTACTCGACCGGCCCGAGGCTGATATGAGCGGGGCGGATATCACGGCAGACGTTCAGGCAGCCTATGTCGAAGCGGGCATTGCGGCGGGCAACGGCACGGGCGCGCCGATTGTTACGATCAGCCGACCAGGCACGCCCACTGGCCCGGAATGGAACCCCCACACCCGGCGCGCCTGTTAATCACGTATTCGTCGCCAAACCGTCATCCAAGGCATACAAGTCAGCGGACTGGCTTGGCATTGGGTGCGGGTGAGTTGGTCTATTCGCTGGTGAACCGCGGCGTGACGATCACCCCTAGCACATCGGATGTGCTGACAATCGACGGCATAAATTGGCCCGTGCAGGATGTTATCCCTATGGACTCGGCGGGCTTTGTCATATCCTGGCTGGTGAAGGTGAGCAAATGACATATAAAGGAAACGATCATGGCACGAAATGACAATGTCGAAATCCCGCCCGCAGTCTGGACGCAACTGACCAACGCGAATGCTTCGTCAATCAGGGTGCAGTCGGTTAGCGCCACCGAAATGATGTTGCAAGCAACGAATGGCGCTACAGCACCATCGACGATGCTGGGCACAATTGTATTGGGTGGCGGGAATGTCCTTGCTGCTGATATGACGATTGCGCAGCTTTGGCCGGGTGTGGCTGGAGCAAACCGCGTTTGGGCGTTTGCAAACACTGCGTCGGTAGCTTCCGTAAGCCATGCAGATGCGTAACCTAGCCTTTCGCGGGCTGCGGTTGCCAAGGCTGGGGGCTAGTGATGCGATCAGGCGGCTTCTCCCCTGAAACCCTATTCGCAGGCGGCATTGCAGGTGCATGGTACGACCCGTCTGACCTATCCACGCTGTTCCAAGACAGCGCAGGCACCACGCCCCGTCACAACGGCGGGACAACCTGTTGGGCTGATGTTGGACAAATCGGGCAGAGCCAACCACGCCGCGCAAGCAATTGCCGCAGCCAGACCGATCTACCAGACATCCCCTGACCGGATCACGGTTAACAAGGTGGACGACCGCCTGTCCGTTACAGTACCAGTTGGCGGGTTTACAGGTACGATGGTTCTGGCAACGGACCAAGGAACAGCCAGCTACGGCGTGAACATTCCTGCTGGTCCGTATGACATTGGCAGCAAGGGTGGCCTGTATTTTCCCGGCAACGCAATCGTGGGGCAGGTGATCCGCAACGGGGCTTTGAGTGCGGGGGATGCTGCTGCGACCGAGGCTTACTTTGTGGCAAACGGCGCGACTGCCAGCTATGGGGCTGTGACTAATTTCAGTAGCTTTTGGAGAGCTTGGTCGGAACTTACTTCCTTCCCTCTGATCGACACATCGGCTGGGACTAATTTCAGCCTGGCGTGGTTTAACTGCACCAGCCTGACGAGCTTCCTGCTCATCGACACGTCTTCGGGGACTAGTTTCAATGGTGCTTGGTTAACTGCACCAGCCTGACGAGCTTCCCTCTGATCGACACGTCAGCAGGGACTAACTTTTATCAGGCTTGGTTTAACTGCTCAAGCCTCACCACAATCCCGGCAGGGTTATTTGACAATATAAAGGGCGGAGACTTCAACGTACGCATTTGCAAACACCGCACTAACCCAAACCAGCATCGATAACATTCTGGTGTCGCTCGTGGCATCCGGAATTGCGGCAGGAACGCGGGTATTTGACCAGTCGGGCGGATCGGCCCCTTCATCAACTGGTGAGGCAGCAATCGACACGCTACGGTCACGCGGCTGGACCGTCACAGTTACAGGAGGTTACTAATGAGACTAACAATCGTTTGCCCTGATGCGTTGCGGGACGATGCAAATCAACTGGCAATGGTTCTAGGCTACGGTCCCGACGATGCAGAAACCTACGTGGCGCTGAATTGGCAGGACGCGGGGGGCAACCTTTACGCCTGCGCAAGCTTGACCGTGTCCGACGCATTCACAACGGCGGCGCAGAGCGGCCTACAGCGCCCCGCATGGGACACTGACAACCACGTCAACATGGCAGGGGCCAATCGCGCACAAGCGGCGCTGGTGTTCAGCCTGACGCCTGTGACGGCCATGCCCGACAAGTTGACGGCCTGTGTGGGTGACGACGCGCTGGCAACGCTCGCCGCGATGGGGCTAACGCAGGTTGAGGTGGATGTATGACAACCCGCGACACTCGCAAAGCGTTCTTAAAATTGCTGGATGACACCTGGCCCAGCGTCCGGTCGGAGTTTGTCGCGGCAATGCGACAGGCGCGGGCTGGCGTTGATATGAAGGCGCTTGAAGCTGCCATTGCGCGGGGCGATGTGGACGCTGCGTTTCGTGCGCTGCGGTTCGACGCCGCCGATTTGTTCAAAACAGATACTGCAATTACGGCGGCACTGGCGGCTGGCGGCAATTACCAGATGGGTGCGTTTCAGCACGCCACCCGCCGCGCGCCGATTGCCAGCCGGATTGTGCAATCCTTCGGGGGGCGGAATGAGCGGGCCGAGCGGATTGCGCTGGAACTTGGATCGAAGCTGGTGACTGAGGTGGTGGACGACACGCGCGTGATGATTGCCCAGACGATCCGGGGCGGGCTTGAGGCTGGTGACGGGCCGCTGCGCACCGCTCTGGACATTGGCGGGCGCGTGGTCAACGGCAAGCGACAAGGCGGTCTGGTGGGGCTGCACAGCACGCAGGCGGAGTATGTCCAATCAATGCGTGGTGAACTGACCGACCCCGACCGCATGGCAAACTATTTTACGCGCACGCGGCGCGACAAACGCTTTGACGGGATCGTGCGCCGAGCCATTGCTGACGGCAAGCCTGTCGGGCAGGCCGACATTGACCGCATGGCCGGGCGCTATTCGGATCGGCTGCTTGCGTTGCGCGGCGAAACAATCGCCCGCACCGAAACGCTCAAGGCATTGAACGCCGGGCGGCAAGAGGCGCTGGACCAACTGATCGAAAACCCGAACAACGATGTGCGGGCTGAGGATGTCGTGAGGGCGTGGGATTCCACGGGCGACGGCAAGACGCGCGAAACACACGCAACGGCAGACGGGCAGGTAGCGGCGCAGGGCGTGCCGTTCACGGTTGGCGGTTTTCAAATGATGTATCCCGGCGACACGAGCCTCGGGGCACCTGCTGGGGAAACCGTAAATTGTCGATGCTATTCTGACGTAAGAATTGACTTCTTCGCGAGGTTGACCTGATGGCCCGATACACTTTTGCCACGCTGGACCAGTGGACCAAAAAGACCGAGCGCCGAATTGACGCCGTGCTGAAGGACGCAACGCAATCCGTCGTGGCCGTGGCGCAAGTTTCACGGGACAAGGGTGGCCGAATGCCTGTCATCACAAACACTCTGAGGGGCAGCCTTCAATCGTCAATCGCTGGCGGGGCGTTCGCTGAGGGCGAGGCGTCGCACATTCTGGTTGCTCCACAAATGAAAGGCGGCGACGTGGCAACATTTACTTGGACGGCAGAATATGCGGCGGCAGTCACAATGGCAACCGAGGCCGCCCCGGCGCGCACTTTGTCGAGGGCGCCGTCGATCAATGGACCGCTATCGTGCGGGCGTCCACGGCGAAAGCAAAGGCGCGGGTCAGATGAACCACAAAGACATTAAAACAGCCCTGCGCACGCGCCTTGCCGCCACGCCGTCCGCCCCGCCGATTGTATGGGGTGAAAACGCGCCGGGTGTTTATGATACGCCGTCGCTGCAATACGTCACGCCGGATCCGCCTTATTGGTTGGCGTATTTTACCACCACGCCGCCTGAGCGTTTCGGCCTGTCCAAATCAAGCCGGATGGTCGTTCGGCTGTTTGTGGCGGTCTTTGTGCAAGAGGGCACGTTCGAGGATGAAGCCGACGACCAAGCGCAGCGCATCATTGACCAATTCCCCATTGACCTGATACTATCCGCCGGAGACGGCCAAATTCAGGTGACAGATATGGGCGACCCACAGCCGGGCGCAATCGACGGCGCATACTTTCGCAAGAACGTGTCGATCCGCTGCCGCGCAATCTTTCAAAGGACACCTTAAATATGGACAAGAAAACACACCGCGCAAAGGCTGGGCCGATCACAGGCGCGTACATCGTTACAATGCCAACACCGACTGGTAGCACGCCTGCAATGATTTACAAGGGCGACGTGCCAGAGAAAGGCGCGGTCATGCAATTCGCAATGCCCAATGGCGTCACATATTCCGGCACGGTGGCCGACGCTACCGAAGCAGGTGGTGAAGTTCTGGTCGAGTTTACATCGGGTCTTGTCCCGGTCCTGAAATAGGCATCCCGCCTATCCACGCTCATGAAAGGAAAATATCATGGCACTTACTGAAGGCATCGGCGGGTTTCTGTCCGTCTCGGCAGCTACCCCAGCAACCTTTGACGCAGACGGATACGTCGCGCTGACGTGGACCGAAGTGGGTGAAGCATCCGAAATCCCCGAATTCGGCGCGGCTTATTCTGCGGTCATGTTTACGTCTCTCAAAACTGGTATTGAAAACAAATTTCATGGAGCGTTGAATTACGGTTCGATCACAATCCCCTTGGGCTATGACTCCACCGACGCTGGTCAGATCATCTTGCTTGCTGCGCTGGCATCCAAGGATGAAATCAGCTTCCGCGAGACGCGCAGCGACGGCACAATCCGTTATATCATGGGCAAAGTCATGTCATTCCCGCGCGGCCAGTCGGTCGGGTCGGTCAACATGGCAAGCTGCAATATCGAGTTCACGCGCGCCGACGTTGAGGTCGCCGCACCGTAATCCTGCAACTCCGGCAGGCTAGGGGGTGAGGCGTGGTTAACCGCACCCCCGAATTTAACCTAAACCGAAGGATATAAACCATGGATTGTTTCGACTCAGTATCAGCGGCA